AGCAAAATCAGGACAATGGTGGGAAGACAATGGACAAAGGGCACTTGCAAACAACTCAGCATGTTACACAGAAAAACCAGAAATTGGAATCTTCATGGACGAGTGGAAAAGCCTCTATGATTCAAAATCTGGCGAACGGGGAATCTTTAACCGTAAATCTGCCAAAGAACAAGCTGGACGTAATGGTAGACGAGACAATGAATGGGATTTCGGCACAAATCCATGTTCAGAAATAATACTTAGAAGTAAGCAATTTTGCAATTTATCAGAGGTAGTGATACGTGCTACAGATGATATGAAGACACTAAAAGATAAAGTAAAGTTTGCTACGATACTAGGTACATTTCAATCAACACTCGTAAACTTTAAATATCTTACAAGAGACTGGAAAAAGAATACACAGGAAGAAAGACTTCTTGGTGTATCTCTTACAGGTATTATGGATAATACATTAACAAATGGTAAAGAAGAAGGCTTAGAGAAGAGACTTGATGAACTTAGAAAAGTAGCAATTGCTACAAACGCTGAATGGGCCGATAAGATTGGTATACCACAATCAGTTTCTATTACTTGTGTAAAACCATCTGGAACTGTCTCTCAGCTCGTAGATTCCGCCTCTGGAATACATGCACGACATAACCCTTATTATATACGTACAGTACGTGCTGATAAAAAAGATCCTCTTGCAATGTATATGAAAGATGCTGGTTTTCCATGTGAAGATGACGTAATGAAACCAGATCATACATATGTTTTCTCATTTCCTATGAAAGCTCCAGATGGTGCTGTAATGCGACAAGACATGTCAGCTATAGAGCAATTAGAATTATGGCTTGTATATCAGAAACATTGGTGTGAGCATAAACCATCTGTGACTATTTCAGTGAAAGAAGATGAATGGTTCGAAGTTGGTGCATGGGTGTACAAACACTTTGATTGGATGTCTGGCGTATCATTTTTACCATACTCAGAGCATGTATATAAGCAAGCACCTTATCAAGATTGTGATGCTAAATTATATAAAGAAGAACTAGATAAGATGCCTAAAGACGTAGATTGGACTAAACTTTCATCATACGAAAAAACAGATATGACAGAAGGCGCCCAAGAACTGGCCTGTGTTGCTGGTGGGTGTGAAATTTAATGACAGAAGAAAAAGAAGAAATTACATACGAACTTGAGTGTACGGAGTGCGGAGCAGAGTATGAAATTGTCGGCATAAATACTAGCAAGAATGAACCGATATATTGCCCATATTGTGGTGCAGATATTGATTTAGATGATTTAGAAGAAGAAGAGTATGAAGAGCTAGATTATGACGAGGACGATTACGAAAGAAATTGATTATGAGAATCCTTGGACATTTAATAATAAACCATTCACATCAGATGATATTAAATCATATGTAGGATTTGTGTATCTTATTACTGAAATAGATACAGATAAGAAATACATAGGAAGAAAATATTTTCATCAACTCAGAAAGAAGAAAGGTAAATCTAAACGAGTGAAATCTGAATCCGACTGGAAGAAGTATTACGGCTCGTCAAAAGAACTTTTAGAAAAAATCAAAATAAAAGAAAAAAATAACTATAAAAGACAAATTTTGTCTTTACATACGACTAAAGGTGATGTAAACTATGAAGAAGTTAAACAGTTATTTTTAAATAATGTGTTAGAAGATAGTAGTTACTATAATGATAACATAAATGGTAAGTGGTATAAGAAACCAGAACACATAAGAGAAAGTAGAAAATATGAAACTACCTGATCATTTAGGCGGGCATCTAAACAAAGTTCATACAGATATGTCTACATTTTTATATTTAAAAGAGAAGTATGAAATAAAAACTATGGTTGATGTAGGTTGCGGTCCAGGAGATATGGTTTTATATGCTGAAAAACATGGTGTAAAAAGTATGGGTATTGATGGTGATTTTACGTTAAAACAAACTTGGAACAAGTATGCTATAGATGTTATTTTACACGACTTTAATGATGGTTCTCCAGATTTAAGAGTGTTTAATAGTGGTTTCGATTTAATATGGAGTGTAGAATTTTTAGAACACGTATATGAAAAATATCTGCCAAATATTTTAAAAGTTTTTGAAAAATCAAAATATATGATTGTGACTACTGCTCCTCCTGGACATGGTGGTGTACATCACGTTAATGAACAACCTAGTTCTTATTGGATAGAAAAGTTTGAGACTATAGGTTTCGAAGTAGACTTAAAACAATCAAAACATATACGAGAAGAAGTTAGTTTAATGAAAAAACCATTTATGCAAAGAAATGGTTTATTTTTCAAGAAGAAAGGACTGTAACATGGAACCAGTAAAAGTTTTTATAGGCACTTCAGCAAATGGTGAAGATGCGAAAATAGAAATGGCTTACGAACATTCTATTCGTAAAAATTGTAGTCGTGAAGTCGATATAACTTGGATGCGACAAACAAATGATAAAACATCTTTTTGGCATGGTTGGGCTGATAAAAACTGGAGCACCCCGTTTTCTGGTTATAGATGGGGTATACCTGAAGCATGTAACTTTGAGGGTAAAGCAATCTATACAGATGTTGATATGATTAATCTTAGAGATATGGCCGAACTTGTAGATTTAGAAATACCTGAAGGTAAACTATGTATTGCAAGAGATGGTAATCGTTTTGGTGGTAAAGAATTTTGTGTAATTGTTTATGATTGTGCGAAATGGAAAGGTGTTGTGCCAGCAGTAGAAACTTGGAAAGCAGATGCTACTGCACATCATCAATTTATCAATCTTTTCATACAAAACGATTTAGTTGGTACGCTAGATAAAAGATGGAATTCACATGATGGTGATACAGATGAAATCTATCAACTACATTATACACACATGGCGACACAACCTTGGCGCCCTGCGTGGTTCACTGGCCAAGTTCAAGAACATCCACGTAAAGACTTAGTTGAGATATACGAAAAGGCCTATGATGAGGCAATTCTTGAAGGTTATAAATTAGAAGACTACGAAATAGATCGTGGTGTAACATATGGGATAATAGGACAATGAAATACGAATTTGATCTAGTAAAGAATGAAGGACTAGGACTAATACTAATGATAGCTATATTCTTTGGTGGCACTTTATTATTAAATACAATAGTATGGAGTTTTATAGGTTGAGTGATGTGAAAGAAGAGGCCCTTGCAGAAGCAAAAAAGACTTATGCAGGCTTTATTAAATTTTTAAAATGGATTTCTTTGATATGGATACTTCTTGTTATGGTTATGTGTTCTAATAATTTTTTAGAAGACGGCACTGGTGCAAAGTATGATCCTTCCTGGAAAGAAGATTATGAATCTAATATGGGACTAGATGAATGAAAAAATTATGTAAAAAACAACAACTCTTTGTAATTACGATGGAAGAGTGTGGTGAACTTGCACAAGTATGTTCAAAGGCATTGAGAAAAAGAACGACAGATTTACAAAATCTGAAAGACGAGATTGGTGATGTCTATGCTATGATCGATTTGATGACAGAGAAAGGCATTGTCAGCTGGAGTGAGATACACGACAGAGCAAGAGAAAAACGAAGTAAACTAGCAATATGGAGCGATTTAACGACATGAGAAACATTTATTTACCAATAATTTTAGTAGGCATTTTATGTGGTATGTTACTGCAATGTAATATGGCAACGGCAGAATCAATGACTATCGAAATGCTAAACAAAAAAGGCAAAGAGAAAATGCTATATAGTGAAAATATAGCACGAATTGATGTAGGTGATACAATTACATGGGTACCAACATCAAAAGGGCATAACGTACAATTTGTATCTGTACCCGATGGTGTAGAAAAAATAAAGAGTAAAATGAATGCAGAAGTCTCTTTTACTTTTGAACAAGAGGGCGTTTATCTTTACCTTTGCACACCACATGCAACTATGGGTATGATTGGTGTCGTAGTAGTTGGTGATTCTGATGTAAACTTAGCTGAAGCGAAAAAGTATAAGTTCAGAGGAAAATCTAAAAAGAAATTTAAGAAGATAGTAAAGGAACTATAATGAGAGAAGCGATTGTCAATATGTGGAACTCAGTGATGAATGCTGATGTTAATCCTCTTAAAAATATTCCTAGCTTACAAGCAAGACACATGATACTGCAAATACTCGCCTGGACTTGGGCGAGTAGTTTTGCACTTGCTTATGGTAGCTTGTGGATATGGGGATTTTCTATGATAGCACACCTTTGTATTATAGCCGCCATTGTAGTGACAGTAGCAACATTTGAAACTGCTAAGAGAAAACCAACAGTGTTTGCTGGATATAATGGTAGAGGAAATGGCGGAGAACACGAATAACTTTCCGGAAACTATTGTCTATACTGATAAAGATAGAGTGTGGTGTACTGGCGAAACAAATGATCACCCTAGAGTATACTACACTGTACCAGATGAAGGCTTTGTAATTTGTGGTTATTGTGATATTAAATTTATGAGGAGAAAAAATGAAGAATCTTAAAGAAATGTGGGAAGCAAGTTATGGTGAAGGTACTA